TATCTCCACCTAAAAAGAAAGCAATTGATTGAAAATGTCGTTTTAAAGTTAAAGTAAATACAGATCCTAAGTCTAAGATATTTTGAAAATCATATTCCCCTAATGGTTGTGTAGTCGGGTCATCAAGTTTTAACGCTCCAGAAAAAAGTACAGTGTCGGTTTTATTGCCTGGGAAAGGTGTAGGACTTTTAGTGTCTTCTCTATCTGTTTTGACAAGAATAGAATCTACTATATCAACAAGAGAGAGCGAAACGCTAGTTGTATCAATACTAAATCTACCACCATCGTCTTGGAATTTAACAAGATAAGTGCCTTGCAATGCTGGTACAATTGCATCGGTAGAGTTACCAGCAATAGCTTCAATAATATCTTGTGAGGCTTCAAATTTAGCTGCTGCTCCTGTTCTATTAGTGTGTCTTATATAAACACGGCCACCATGAAGTACGTCAGTCTCAGTTGATTGATTAAATCTTAATCTTACAAACTGTTCATTAATTGGCTCAATAGTTAATCCTGATACAGCTTGAGGTCTATCTACTTTTCCTCTCGCAATAAATTCTATTTCTGACGGTTTAAAAGATAATTCCGAAAGTACATTATATGAGTAAACCTGTATGGTATAAGTACCTGGAGGTGTATCAAGAAGTTCTAAACTATTACTAAATACTATCTCAGAAACAAAATTACCATCACCTAATTTATAGCTGACTAAATATTGTGATACACCGTTTACTGGAGTCCAAGATATTATGACTTTTGTTCTAGCAATATTGTTAATAGGTATTATTTTTTCTATGGCATTTAAATCTGTAGGTGCAGCTTTTCTAGCAGTCAACGTTGAAACTTGTCTTGTTGCTAGTTGATTTGTTTCTCCCTCTATAAATGCGTATTTATTTGCTATATAGGACAAAGCAGTTATTACATAACCAACGTCATCTTCTTCTGTTACTGATATAACTCTAAATAATTGCGTTTGTAATGTCGTGCTTGATATGACATATGGAGCATTTTCATTTGGCTGTGATGAGAAAGCAGAATCTAAAGTTAAAACGCCCGATGAATTACTTACAACAGTTTTTGACTCAACAGTTCCATTTGGTAAAACAACTGAAATAGTTGGTTGAACAGTTAAACCTGGACCAGAAGTAATATTTCCGTTATCGTCAACCGTGGTTAAAGGTGTAGAACTTTCAGAATCAATAGTAATAGTAGGAGGATTTGCCGTATTTGCTGCAGCTACAACACGACCACCTCTTCTAACTCCTGCTCTCACTGGATCGTTTATTTCGATAACAGTTCCAGGTCTTACTACAACACCAGAATCTATTGAAGTCGTAAAAGTAACTGTTTCTGATTCATTCTGCTCTGCAAATAAAATTGCTCTGCCTAATCTTCGTGCTTGTGCACGAGAAGTACAAGCAAATGCTTTTACTTGTTTTACTGCCGAACCATATTTTTGCTGTCTTGCATTGTCTTCATCAGTACCATCATCTCCTACCACCTCAAAATCAACTTCCCTAGAATCCATATTAAAGTAACTAACAGAGATAACAGCATGACGTTGTTTTAAACTTGTACCCTGATAATTAAAACCTTCTGGCCCAACATTGGACAAATTAAAAAGATAACTTGGAGTAGTATCTTTATCTTGAGTTATGTTAATTGACCCAGAAGACCATATAGGCATACATCTCATAACACCAGCTAATTCATTTATTGCTGTAAATGCTTCTTTAGGACTCTGAATATTTACATTGCAACTAAATCTGGCTTCAAACCCACCATCTAAATCACTAACTAATGTATTTGCATACTTACTAGCAGCGACAAAACTAAATAAATCAAGATCACTTTCTTTTACATGATCTCCTAAACCATATCTAGTATTAGTTAACAAATCTAGTAAACACATTGCAGGGCAATTTGTATAAACAGCAGCACCCATAACACCGTTAAAAATATAACCAGATGGGTATACTATTCTTCCTGTTTCATTATCAATAGTAGGAGTTCCAGAGTTATTGGCTCCAGCACCAGGTATCTTTACTTTAATACCTCGCAAACGGAACATTCTTGTTGGGATTCGATTAAATTGTTTACTATCTATTCGTAAAGCACAGTAAGCACTATCAGGATAAGTGGAGGAATCATCTATAACTTCTTGAAGAGTTGTAAATGTAAATGAGTTAAAAGTTGTAACATCATCCCCATCTTTGGTAATCCGAATCACTCTAAACGTAGCCGTATGTCCTGACGTATTAAAATAATCTCTATTTACATTAATTCTATGTTCTTTCGCATAAGAATTTGCTGTTCTACCAGTAACCGAACTGGTTATAGGTGTTTCAGTTACAGTACCGTTGTATATAGCTTGAATTTTATAGTCAACCGTATCTCCTAATAAATCTCCATTGTCTGCCTGTATCTGAATAACATTCCAAGTTAGCGTAATAATTACAGCATCAACATCTACGTTAGTAATTTGTACACTTTTAGAACCAGATATTCCTGATACGTCAGTTCCATCTACATTAGTAACAAATCCTCCTCCATCATAAGTAGATCTACTTTCTGCTGGTATTCCAGATAGACGAGTTTGGTTATTTGTTCCAAATCGAGTGTCGAATCCTACATCATCAAAATTAAAGTCAACAGGTTGTGGGTTTGTACTATCAGCACCAGATCTTAGAACTGGTGTGTCATCAAGAAATATATCTTTTTTTGCTGCCTGTAAATATGCAGCAGTTCCTTTTGTTCTACCTTCTTTTGATGCTGTTGCAAAACCCTCTATTTCACCCTCAGATAATAAGTCTAAAACTGTAGCAAATTGACGACTATTTAAGTCATCTGGTGCACGATAAGGTTTTGGTGGTTTAGGTGTTCCAAATAACCCACCAGATCCTTTAATAGATTTATTGTTATTAGTCATGCTTCCACCTGATTAGTGTCAATAGCTGCTGAGATCACTACAGAGCCAGTAAGAATCTCTCCATAAACTATTGGGATTGGGGTACCAGCCCTTGAGGTGTTCTGTATTCCAGAAAAATTAAAAGATACTTGTGGATCTTCTTCCATCCCATCAAGTTCAGGTAATGGGAATAACAAATCAGAAACTCCCTGTAATACTAAAGCTGCTCCAACAGAAGCTAATCCTTTTTGTATAAAACCAACTTTTGCAAATCCTTTAGCAAATCCAACCCCTAGACCTGCCGACATACCCCCACCTGCCATAGGAAAAGATAAAAAAGACAAACCAATCATTGCTGCTCCTAATAATATTTTCCCAAAGCCACGACCAGCACCGCTTATTGCAGGAATAAAATGTATATCCTGTTTTCCTATGGGATAACTAAATTCATCTTCACCTATATCATAATTTCCTACTTTAACTTGATAGTATTTAGGACTCATATATGCTTCTACTTCTGGAAAATTATTTACCAAAAAACTAATAGCCTGACTAAGATTATTAACTTTTACCTCGAACTCCTTATGTCCGATAAATTCCGCTAGTTGCCCATATAGTTTTATTTTACGCAACATACCGATACCTCTTTCCAGTACATTTTAACAACCATTCAGAATAAGGCTCTCTACAAGATAGTCTATCGGTTAAATGATGGATTACATCTCCTTCAAAAAATAAAGCTACATGATTTAAAGTTGGATGCAATATTGACATTAATAAAACATCGCCATCTTTTAGTTTTTCATCATATCTTAACTCTCTAAATCCAGTTCTCCATGCACAACTTTCAAATAAAGGATTATCTAAAAACTCCTCTGGTGTTGTAGGTCTATCCCAATCTTTGAGGTCTATATTCTTTACTTCTTTATACCAATCTCTTACTAAACTCCAGCAATCAGTGATACCCCATACCCATTGACGACCCAATAATGGTGGTTTGTAGCCACATGGTTCTAAATATGCCCACTGCTCTGTTCTTGGATTGATAATATGCCAAGGTAAATTACTATCTTCACAACTAATTTTATCTGCTTGACTAGGAGTGGGCGGTGTTATGGGGTGACTATGAACAACTGCTGTTATTTCACCGACACTATCTGCTTTTACATAATCTTCGGGGTCAAGGATAAAACATTGATGATCGGTTATTGATAAATTTCGGCATGGGTAATATCTTTCCTTACCTCTAACATTCAGTAATAAACCACAAGATTCTTTTGGATCTTGGTCTTTTGCGTGTGCTAATGCTTTATCTTTCCAAGTCATTAAGAGAAAGTTCCTATGCTAGGGAAAAGTCTACGGGTGCATTGTCTTTTTGGAATTTTCATACCTACTAGATCAGTTGGTGCTGCTAATTCAAATTCTACAATTTCTCTAGTTTCTATTGATTTACGATCTATAGCATAAACTTCCTGTGGAAATTCTGCTGTTGGATCGGCAGTCGCATTTTGTCCGTTAGCAAAATTTGCAGCATCGATAAATTTAGCAAGAGTTCTTATTCTCGTCACTACGGCTCCTGTTAAATCATTACCTACTGAAATTTGGTTTACTGATAAAAGTAATGCTGAAATAAATCCTGTAGCATTACTGATAGATATTTTAGGTCTAGGTAATTGTCCTTTTTGAAATGCAAATCCCGTTGCCTGTATAGGAAATCTAAGATAAGAATTGCCAGCCCAAACTATTTCACCGTTAGCATTTAAATTACTTCCAGAATGAAAGCGATAAGGGTCTATACTTTGAACTGTCCATGTAACTTGGTTATCAGTTATTGTTTGTCCTACTGATGCAGAAGCAAAAGCACTAGGTTGACTTGTACCACTAAGCCCACCAGTTGTACATTTAAAAACAATAGTTTGATCTGTACCAGCATGACCTACGATTTCAGTAGCAGTATAAGTTTTATTAGCTTCCCACGGGTCAAAATGTAATACTGATATTAAACGAAGTGTAAACAGTTCAATTATTGCTGACGGATTTATAGACTGTAAATCACTAAATACTGCTGCTGATACTGACATTAGGTTGCTGGTTCAAATACTTGTCTAAAGGTAACTTGAATAGTCGCTCTATTGTTATAGGGTATCGATTTACTCCATTGTTCGCAAACAAATTGAGAAGATGAACTTTCACCTGGAGGTGTAAAAGTAAAGCTGGCACTATCATTTGCTCTTGCATCAAGAAATGTCTCTATAGTGTCTGACTCTGTTTCT